AAGACAACTGGTACAAAGAATCTAACGAATGGCGAGACAATGTAATAGCCGAGATTAAAAAGCGCGAAAACAGATTCTTCTAAAATGACAAGTTTAAAAATCCCAAGAGTTACAAAAGAATTTGTAAGGGATGGTTTGCAGGCTTTTGATCACTACACATTTTATGAGCCTGAGGTAGTACTGAACTTTCATTTTCCTGATGTAGTTTTGTTTACATTACTTGCACATGTTAAAAAACCAAAACATATCTTAGACCTTGGCAGCTATTTTGGTATACTTCCATTTGTAGTTGAAGAAATAAGCAGAATCAACAACTGCCCAGAATCTTTCAATTGGACGTTGGTAGATAATTGTTTGTATACTAAGGAACTTGCTGGAACTATCAATGGTGATGTTACTTTTTCGAATCGATATCTAAATCGCAATCACTTAGATAGCTGGCACGAGAATAATGTCCCAAAGTGGAAAGAAAATGTGCTATTTAAAAAGGTAGGGGAATACTACTTGCCACCTTCAACCACATTAGAATTTGAAAGGTATTGGTCTTGCTTTGCAACACACTATAAAGTGCCAAAGCCTTCCATGGAAATGTTTGAAAGCATAGATGAAGTCAAAGATACAAAATTTGATTTGGTTCACTTTGATTTAACAGCTGGTGCATCCGAGCTTAATAGAAAAATGTTTCACCTTATTGCCGAACACAAACTAAACGATGACGGTATTATTGTATTTGATGATATGCGACCACAGCATCCTAAAATGCTGGTTTTTTTCCAGTATATTTTAGCAACCAGTGATTTCAGACCTGTTGCATTTAGCACAGGAAAAATTGCAATGATGCGAAAGAAATATAAACCAGAATTTATTTTTAAAGTAGACAACGCAGGATTAAGAGAAGTCAACCATACACGTGACAATTATTTTTCTTTTGCAATGGCAGGCGGCGAAGAAACTGATTGGGGTGACTTTCTTGACCTTAGGGCAAACTAAACAACAAATCACACATAACTATTACTATGCTGAACTATATAAAGAACCTATTCAAGCGCAAGCCAAGTGCTAAGTCAATGAAAGATAATCCAGAACCATGGGTTAATGTTATTGCCGCACATGTTGATCCTAATAACCCAAAGCAAGGCTATTTTGAACTTGAATGGAACCCTGCCTTTGTGCTGTTCCTAAGAGAAAATGGTTTTAGGGGTGCAACGCCAGAGGAGATTGTGGACCAGTGGTTCACTGAACTATGCCGCAATGTTGGTATGGACGGAATGGCAGATGGCTCGTTCATAGCCGAAGCTGGCCGCATGGCAACAAACAATAAAACTCGTTCTCAGGCTTGACTTTTACAGTAGCTCTTGCTACAATACACACATGAGCTATCTAATTGTTGACGCCGCTAACCTATTCTTTCGCGCACGGCACGTGATCCGTACTGGTGATCCAGAAGAACGTGTGGCCATGAGCTATCACATTATTCTTGCATCTGTCCTGCGTGAGTGGCGTGAACGACAGGGCAAGCACGTGGTCTTCTGCTTTGAAGGTCGTAGCTGGCGCAAGGATGTTTATCTTCCTTATAAAGCTAATCGTACTGAAGGTCGTGCTAAACATACTGCCGCAGAAGCTGAGGAAGAAAAACTGTTCTGGGAAAGCTTTGACAAGTTCTACGAATACATTAGTACTAAGACTAACGTAACAGTACTTCGCAATCCTGTTTGCGAAGCAGATGACTTCATTGCTCGCTGGATTCAATTGCATCCCGGAGACAACCACATTATCGTATCAAGCGATACAGACTTTGAACAATTGATTGCACCTAATGTTCAGTTGTTCAATGGTATAAGCGGCGTCTTAACTACTCATGAAGGATACTTTGATGACAAGCGTAAGCCTATCAAAGATAAAAAGACTGGTGAAGTCAAAGCCGCACCAGACCCGCAATGGCTACTCTTTGAGAAGTGTATGCGTGGCGACACCTCCGACAATGTCTTCTCTGCTTATCCGGGAGTACGTGAGAAGGGGACAAAGAATAAGGTTGGTCTCCGTGAGGCCTTTGCCGACCGAGACAACAAGGGCTTCATGTGGAACAATCTCATGCTCCAACGTTGGACCGACCATGAAGGTGTCGAACACTTAGTTCGTGATGACTATGAACGTAACCGAGCTATCATTGACTTAACAGCACAACCTGAGAATATTAAAGCTATCCTCGACCAAACAATTGCTGAAGCTGTACAGAAAGAACGTAATCCATCCGTAGGACCTCACTTTATGAAGTTTTGTGGTAAGTATGGTTTACAGAAGGCTTCAGATAATGCTCAACAACATACTCAATGGCTGGCGGCCACTTATAACTAAACTCGCTATAGCTGTACTCTTGCTATATCTTGTAGCAAAGTGTATTCCAGTTTTGGCCGCTGGCGTTGTAGTTGACAGCAAGTGGACATGTGGTCCTAGCGAAGAAGTCGGTAAAGCATTAATTACCAATGGCGAAGACATTATTGCAACTGGCGTAGTTGACGACTTGTTTGTAATGTCATTCTGGGCAAATAGAGAAACAAGGGAATGGACTCTAGTGTTAACAGATAACAAGAATCGCAATATTAGCTGTGTAGTAGCGTATGGTAGTAAACTTAGAACAATTCCTTCTACCAAAATGTCAGTTTAAGCAGTATTTAATAGGTTCATTATATACGCACTTTTGCTAAATAAGTGCATGAGCAGACCTAAGCCAACAATAATACTAACAAACACAAATCCTCGCACATACAAAAGCGAAGAAGTACTTGCGGCTGATGCTATCTATGCAGTATTTTATAAAGATAAGCCTATCAATCTACGTACATTAAACAGTCTGGTAAGCTACCCAGGACCTAAATATAAAAAAGTAAGCTTCTCTAACCCCGGACATGCATTTAACTTGTCTGACCGTTTGAATAAAATGTTTAAAACTACAGATTTTAGCGTAGTTGAACTCAAACAAGGTCGCAAAATCAATGAGTCAGGAACTAGCTTTAAAGATAACTGAGTACCTAGCTCAGTATCCAGTGCCTCATATATGGGAGGCAACAAAAATAACACCATACACGGTGTTTAAAAACTACCAGCCAGGCAAGCAAAAAGGTCTACGCTTAACTGCTTTTGGTTGGGAGTTAATGAAACCACACTTTCGATATTGGTCTTATCAAATGCCCCCAGGTTGGGCGCCAAAACCCGGACACTTAATTGGTCTAGAACAGCATCTTGACTGGCCTTACTACCACGGTGCAGGTTACTTTCGAATATTTGGGGAAAATGATGCCATGGAAATACGTTTAGTAAACGATGACATACAACTATGGCTCAATGGACTGAGCAGGAAAGCTCAACGCAAGGGTTAGGCCCTTTTGACTTCTTGCCAATAGTGTGTTAGTGCTGTTATTATGATGCCAATGAATACTGCATACGCCAAATTAAACGCAAAGGTACTCAGGGTAACTACCAACATAACTCCTGCATCTGCTTGTTTTAGCCGTAGACTTTTCCAATCAAATGTGTGATAGCATACAACGCACATAACTCCTATTAGTGCGGCCAATGGAATGTTTTCAATGACTGCACTTGCAAATAGAATGTAAGCCAAGATACACAGGGCCTCAACTACACCTGCTAAACGTTGATGTCCACCTGCTTCTAAGTTAATAACAGTTTGTCCAATCATGGCACAACCGCCCATACCACCAAACAAGCCAGTTAGCACATTGCCGGCGCCTTGTGCTACGCTTTCTTTATTAGGTTGGTTAACCCCGCCGATAGTTTTATCTACCAAATTAGCAGTCAGTAATGTTTCAATCAAGCCAATACCTGCTAAAACAAAACTGTAGGGTGCAATAATTTTTAAAGTTTCTAATGTCATTGGCACATCTGGCCAAGCAAAGGTCGGAAACGCACCAGATACTTCAGCAACATCTTTTACCAAGCGTGTATCTAATCCAAGCAACAGCACAACACCAGTGGTCAAGACTATACCAAACAAGCTACCAGGAATGTGTTTGGTAATTTTTGGGGCAACAACTACACCAGTAATGGTCAAAGCAATTAAACCAAGCATGATATAAAGTGGCATACCTGATTCAGGTACTTGGTGGAACTGTGCTGTAAAAATAACAAGAGCCAAGCCATTGACAAAACCAGTCATCACTGCAGGACTAACAAGTTTAATTAGTTTACCAAGTTTGAACGCACCAAACGCAACCTGTATAAGGCCCATGAGTATAATACAGGCAAAGAGATATTGTACTCCATGAGTCACTACCAAAGCAACTGATACAACTGCAAGACTTCCTGCGCCACCTGATATCAATCCTGGGCGGCCGCCGAACAAGGCAGTAACCAATCCCAATATAAAAGCCGCATACAGGCCAACCAATGGATTAACATGTGCAAGGATCGCAAAGGCAACTACCTCTGGCACCATTGCTAAACTGGTTGTTATTCCAGCAATGGTGTTTCTAAAATACAGATTCATTAGATTCTGGCAAGTGTCGTATTTGTACTGCCAAGCTTTACTTCAACTTGATCTACTCTGTTGTTTAACGTTTCAATTCTAAAGTTTAATCCAGTCGAACCAAACTTTAACCTAGTACCTTCTGTTCTCCAACTGATGTTTAAAGGTATCTTTGAAGCAATTACACGATTCGACATTGTTGCTGAGTTAGAATTCATAATACCAGGAGCAACAACTAATGGCTTACCAGCTCTCACTGAACAATAAAAGCTTTGATCAACATTCGAAACAGTAGGTGCGGCAACAGGTGTATCGTTTTTAATCCAGAATGTAAGATTCTGTGTAAGTTCTGGGATTCGTAAGAATGAACCAATTGTTGGATACAATTGAGTTACTGCTGTACCCATCCATGCCATGTCGGTTGTTCTAAAATAGTAAATTTCAGATGCAAGCAAAGGGTTGATTTTATTTGCCAGCGATGTTTCAAGACCAGTGTCTTGTGCAAGGAACCAGTGGAATACTAGACCAACAACTTTTACTGAGTTGTTATTTTGCCAAACACGTTCGTTTATTTGAAAGCTATGACCCTTGACCCAGAAGTTTGAAGTGCCAATTGGGGCAGGTAGCACCAACGGAACAAGTGCATTTGGTTGAGGTCTAAAGTCAGCGATACCTCCGTTTGCTGTAAAAGCGGCTGATAAAATTTGGCGTGGATTCATAACCATATTTAGCAAAGTAGTACAAAGTACTAATCTGCTTAATTTTTAAGCAGAGTTGCAAAAAAACAACGAAAAAAGAGTCAAAAAAGTGCAAAAACCGGTTGACTCTGGCTCTAAAAAGCGGTATAATACATACACTATGAAACGGACTACTATCACCATCAAACTTGAGCGTTCTAAGCGCCGTTGCGTGGAACTGTACTCTGCAAATACCCCTTTCAAAGGTAAGGTTGAGCAGAGTCGTGTTGCATATAAACGACATGCAAAGAACCAAAAAGAGGTTGACAAGGATCTGGGTCTATAGTATACTACAAATATTGCGGAACGGTTCTGCAATACACACTCAACACACAAATTGGAGTTTTTATATGTCTAAAGTTCTTTCGCAAACCCCTGACGCTATTCGTAAACGTGCCGCTCGTGCTCGTGCCGCTGGTGTTATGGAAATGGTAGTTGCCGCTCCTGTGGCACCTGCTGTAGTTGAAGCCGCTATTGCAGAAGTTGCCGCTGGCGAGACTTTTACTCATGTCGGCTATGCTGTTGACAAAAAGGGTCGTGGTGCCCTTCGCTACACTAACGACAAGCGCCGTACTCGTACTCTTGTTCGCGCAGGCTGTACCGATGTCAAATTTGTAGAACTGCCTTCTGCTATGACTAAAGAGCAGATTGATGCTAGCGAGTTCATCGCTCAAGTTGTGCCTGAGGGCCGCGAGTTGCCTAAGGCAGTTGCCTAAATACAACGGAATGGGGTATTGACAAGTACCCCATTCCTTGCTATAATAAAGTTTTTAACACACCCTAAGTAGGAGCCACCAAATGGGAAATAATACAGTCGAAACACGCACCGTTAAGATTAGCGAGTGCAAACCTATTCTTCGCCGTGCCGTTGCAAAGCGCCGCCCGGTATTTGTTTGGGGTCCTCCCGGTGTTGGCAAGTCCGACATGGTGAACCAAGTTGCCAGTGAGTTTCCTAACTCTACTGTAGTTGACTTGCGTATGGCTCTTATGGATCCTACAGACATTAAAGGTGTCCCTTACTACAGTCAAGGCGACAACACTATGAAGTGGGCTACCCCTTCAGAATTGCCTAGCAAAGAATTTGCACAAGAACACGACATTGTCTTTTTGTTCTTGGACGAGTTGAACTCTGCTCCGCCTGCTGTTCAAGCCGCGGCTTATCAGCTGATTCTTAACCGCAAGGTTGGTCAGTACACTCTGCCTGAGAATGTTGTTCTAATTGCCGCAGGTAACCGTATGGGCGATAAGGGTGTTACCTATCGTATGCCTAGCCCACTGGCTAACCGCTTCATGCACTTGGAAATCCGTGTGGACTTTGAAGACTGGGAACAATGGGCTATTATGCACGAAGTTCATCCACATGTGGTTGGCTTCTTGAAACAGTTCAAAGGTGACCTGTACAATTTTGATCCTACGCAACACGACCGCGCTTTCGCTACTCCACGTACCTGGAGTTTTGTAAGCGACATGCTAGATGACGAGATGCCCGACTCTGCTAACACTGATATGGTAGCAGGCTTGGTTGGCGAAGGTATGGCAATTAAGTTTATGGCACATCGTAAGCATGCCGCAGACTTGCCTGACCCATCAGATGTGTTGTCTGGCAAAGTTACCACTTTCAAATCCAAGGAAGTGAGTGCCGCATACGCTCTGGTTACCAGCCTGTGCTATGAACTTCGCACTCGTTATGAAGATGGTAAGAGGACTGGCAAGTTGGACGACTTTAACAAGAGTGCAGATAACTGGCTTGGCTTTATGATGAGTAACTTTGAACCTGAAATGGTTATTATGGGTGCTCATACTGTATTGAAGAATTATAAGGTTGTGTTTGATCGTAAGAAGATGACCAACTTCCCAGAGTTCTTCAAACGCTATGCAAACTTGCTCACAGACGAGTAAGAGGTTAAGGGACTGGGCCGTACTTGAAATAATGTACGGCTCAGAAGCCCGGCAGGTCTGGACGGACCAGCCGCCTTCCCCCTCCGATGTTAGCGAGTGGCTCCGCAAACAAAGGAAAAGTTGGTCCGTCCGAACTTACCCCAAAGGAGCCACAATTAATGAAGTTACCAAATGGGCCAGAGAACAAGGACTAAAGCGATTGGATTGGGATTTTATTCCCAGGCAAAATGTTTGGTTCAGAGACCCACAAGTAGCAATGATTTGGGACTTGTCAGGTCCAAAAGATAAAGTAGAAAAAACGGTTGACCATTACCGAGAAACCTAGTATAATAGATACATACAGAAACAAATTGGAGCCACCAAATGTCTAAAATGCCCGCCCGTGATAAACTAGTTAAGAGCCGTGTTGCTATGCTTTTGAAGTATCCCTTCTGGGGGCCTTTGGCGGCACGTTTAAAACTTGAAGAAGTTGAATGGTGCAAGACTATTGCAACAGACGGCAGAAAGTTTTACTACAATTCAGACTTTGTTTCCAAGCTCAGCGATGGCGAGATGATTTTTGGCTTTGGACATGAGCTTGGACACATTATCTTTGATCACATGACACGCCGCGGCGATCGTGAGCCTGCCATTTGGAACATGGCAGGTGACTTTGTTATTAATAACATGCTTATCCGCGAAGGTGTTGGTACTCAAATTACCACTGTTCCAATCTTGGCAGATCGCAAGTACGAAGGTAAAACTGCTGACGAAGTGTATGACGACTTGATGGCCAATGCTACCAAGATTCAAATGACACTAGACGACCACTTGGATATGGAAGGTGATGGTGAAGATGGTGAAGGCGATTCCGACGGTAATGGTCAAAGCAAAGACGGCAAAGGCAAGCCCAAGTTCAAGAAGCTGTCAGAAGAAGAACGCAAAGCTTTGCGCGATGAGTGGCGTGAGGCTGTGATCCAAGCCGCTAAGAATGCCGGCGCAGGTAATACCCCTGCCGCTATCCAGCGTTTGGTAAAAGACATTACTGCTCCTGTAATGGACTTGAAAGACTTGTTGCGTATTCAGTTTAGCGGCTCTGTTAAAAGCGATTACACCTGGATGCGTCCTAACCGCAAAGCTTGGCATACTGGTGCAGTACTGCCAGGTCAATTGCCCGGCGAAGAACTTGACATTGTTGTAGCACTGGACGCATCTGGTTCTATTGACGAAGGCATGTTGCGCGACTTCCTGGGCATGGTACAAGGTGCTTTGGATCAGTTTACTAGTTACAAGGTCCGTGTTGTTACGTTTGACACAGACATTTATAACGAAGATACGTTTACTGGCGATGATGGTCGAAGCATGGGCGAGTATGAAGTTACCGGTGGCGGTGGTACAGACTTTACTTGCATCTGGCAATGGATGAAAGACAACGATGTTCAGCCCCATCAGTTGGTAGTATTCACAGACGGATACCCGTTTGGTAGCTGGGGTGATCCAGACTATTGCGACACGTTGTTTGTTGTACACGGCAGTGATGACATTACAGCACCGTTTGGTATTACTGCTAACTATGCTCCGCATAAACAACGTAGCCATCATTAATTTGGGTAGGTAGTTGCTCCTTATAACGCACCTTCGGGTGCGTTTTTTTTTGGTTAAATCTTAGGTGATTCTAACTATAAGTATTCGTGGATATATTCCGTTCTATAACCTAGGAGATTTAAATGGAACAACAAGAACAACAAGCCCAACAACCAATTGGCTTAACACTACAAGACCTACGAGTTTTGGCTGGCGCAATTGAGTTGGGCTCACAACGTGGTGGCTACCGTGCTCCAGAGATGGAAATCATTGGTGCTACTTACAACAAGTTGGCCGCTTTCTTAAAAGCTAACGAGCCACAACAACCTGCAGAAGGAACTGCTGAAGCACCGGCAGAAGCGCCAGCTGAAGAAGTTACCGCAGAGCAGGCTTAATTAGAAAAGGAGCCGCTATGGCACAATTTATTAAACACGTAGGCGTAAACGGCAGTCAGAAAAAGATTGTTGTGGTTTTCAGAGAAGTACCCAACGACCCTGATTCTGCGTTAGTTATTCCAACTGATGCATTGCCACAATTATATCATGATGATTTAATTAGAGCAATTGAAAGTACAAACTGTCAAGCTAGCATGGATCCAAGTGAATACTTGTTTAGACAAGCATTCCACGATGGTACCAACATGCTTAATACTATTCACCAGCGTGGCTGGATGGTAAAGGTTCCAACTAAGTCAGTTGCAATGACACCTCGCCCCGGTGTTACTATTAACCTAGTTGATTTAAATCGCGAGTTAAAGCAAATAGGAAATGAGCAAGCGGCTTCTGGTTCAACACGTTCAAGCGATATTGCTACAAACGTACCAACTCCTCCACCAAGGGTTGTCGAACCCGCAAGAAACCCGCCAGGCGTCATTGACGATGTCCAACTTGCCGCCAAATATAGGGCACAAGCAAATAGCTTTGAAACAGAGGTTATTAGACTACGGGAGGAGGCAGAAAAGCTAGACCCAAAAAACGTGGTCGCGGCCGTCCAAGAAAAGTTATCCCCGTCGCCGGCGACCGAAGTGAAACGGGGCAGAGGACGTCCATCGAAGAAAACAGAAACAGTTTAAAAACTGGACTGTTTGATAAAATAAAAATGTTTTGGAGCAAGTAATGAGCATTCGCAAGAAAGACCGTAGCTTTGAAAACATGTTAAGAGAAATACATGTAGAAGAAGTTCCAGTGGAGTATATAGATTGGATAAAGGTCTATCTAGATGATGGTACTGAGTTAATTTTTAAGCAAAGCGATTTGAGTGATATTAAAACAAGCAAAGAGGTCTTAGGTATAAAGTCCTTAGAACAATACCTAGACCGAATTGTAGACTTTGAAGTAATGATGAATAGCGAACTTATTAAAACAAGAGTAACACGATTTGTAGGAGCATTACTTGCAACACATTTTAATCAGGAATGACTATGGCCGAAACAGTTAACCATCTTTTAATTATAAATCCTTCTGACGTTGCTTTAAGATTGGTCAAAGCTGGTGTTGATACAAAAACCGGTGATACTTTTAATATCACTGTTGTTGTAACAACTGAGTATCAAAAACCTATGCCCAGCAAAGAAGTATTCATTGAAGGCTACAAAGCAGAGCTAATCGACTTACGTAGAGAAGAATGGGATTATACTCGAAAATATGTGTCTGCAATTGCATACGATTTTTCTGGGCAAAGCTTTCTAGAAGGTATACAATCACAAGTTCTACTTAATAACATTGATGCAAATCCAAAAAGATTAGAATCATACTATAAGAACAAGCCAGTAGTTGGCGAGTTACTAGTAGAAACTCTTTCTTATAATGGTCGACATGTTATTATACAATGTATTAAATTTGGCGAGAAAGTTGAAGTTGAAACTAACCTTGATGATACATGGAGTGAGTTAACAGAAGTGTTGTTTGAATACTTAGACGGATGCGAAATAATAAACGGGCCTAGTCAGGTTTACTTTAACGTAAATCGAGAACCAGTTGGCTTAAGATTGCACCCTTCTAATATTTCGTACAATGATCAGCTCAAAGCTACTAGTAGGCATTGGTGGGACGCTTGGCCTAGTCCGCTTTTACTACAAACAGACAAGCCAAATATAGCATTTCGTAAGTTTTACGAGTGGTTAACTCGTACAGGACCAACATCTAAAAAGTACTGGTTTGGAAGTGAAGGCAAGTTACCAAGCTAGCATGATAAGTAGTTCATGGACTACATTTTTGTTTTTATTAGCTGGACTTTATATCTATACGTAATACACCGCGTAATCCATGTAGTTGGATTACGCTTTTTTCCGGTCGCATTTAATGCACATGCTGATCATCATAGATACATAAACACCCATAAGCAAACAACATGGCACTGGAACAACTTGTTCCTGTTTAACGATACATGGATGAGCACACTTGACTTGTGGATAACTGAAGTGATTCCTACTCTAGTGTTTAGTTTAATAACAGGACAATGGTGGATAAGTGTCTTTTATTATGTTTGGGCGGCGTTCGTGCAAGAAATCATTGAGCACAATCCTAAGGTTGATTTATACCCGTTTTTAACTAGCGGCAAATGGCACTTGATTCATCACCATAATACCAGTGTCAACTATGGACTGTTTATTCCTACATGGGATATTTTGTTTGGTACTTTTAAATCGCATAAGGCCAGTGTATGACTTACTACAAAAAGATAGACTTGGGTCCTGCGTGGCAAGAAATACAAAAGTATATAATTGAAAAAGTATTGCCCAATGAACCTCAAAATCTTCAAAGCAAATTATTTGGTAACAACGACAAAGACTTTATGTCTTTTATATACAAAACTTTAAGTGGCCCACTTGAGCAATATGGGTTTAAAAACAGGATTCCAAAAGGTGCAATTCTATTTGGTAATGATCCTAATAAGACGTATGGCATTCACATAGATGGTTACTCACTTGACAGAAAGAATGCAAGCAACTATGCACTAAACATTCCAATTCAAAATTGTGAAAAGGGGTATATGAATTGGTACAAGGGCGATTACAACTTAACTGAAACAAAAACTGCTGAAGGGTTAGCACTATTAAAAATTAACTGGAATGGTAATCCTACTGTAATCGAACGCACTCTTGTTGATGTTCCAACTATAGTTCAAGTTAATATTCCTCACAATGTTGAGAATCAAACTGATAAACGCAGGCTTATGCTCAGCTTACGCTTCACTCCAGATCTGGCGTTACCTAACTAAAAATCAACGATAACTAACTTAACAACAATAGGAGTTAGTATGAATTGGTTAGCACTGGCATGTACAGCCGAAGGCGAGCTACTTGCCTGGAACGAAAGTTTAGCTGTTTTAGAAAGCGCATGTGGCGGAGAATTTAGAGCCATCTGTAGAGTATATTCAGTTGACGAAAAGGTTGCAGAAGAATTCAAAAAAGGCAACTTAGATTATGTACTAAGATTTAAAAATGCACGAACTACAGAGTTTGTTGCAGAAGAACGTACAAAAGATATCAAAATCCTTTCGATGCAATTGCAAGCAAAGGTAAACTTAACAATAGAACTTGGTATGCGTATAGCTCATGGCTATAAACGATTCAATGACATGGTTCCATGGCAGCAGGAAGCATATAAAATTAAAGCCGAGCAAGCCAATAGAGTTATTAGCAACATTGATGGAGACATTGGTATGGTAGTAGACTATGCTAATGTTATCCAAACCGATATACTTACTGCGGCAAAGGTTATCAAGGTAAAGAGTGAAAACCAAGCCGGTCTTATTCGTAAGCTTGAATACATTAGACTCAAGCATCAAGATGCAATTAGAAAAGCTATAGACAAAGAAGATATGACAAAAATTAGAGCCGCTATGGAAGAGGACTCATTCTTAAGCATGTTAATGTAATGAAAAATTTATTATACTATATCCCAAATCGTTTACTAAACGATGAATCAATTGAGTTATCTTCGGTCAACAGAAGCTTCCTTAAAATGTTTAATCCTTGGATTAGTTTAAGTGATAGAACAGGAACACTTGATATCCCGGGTGTACCAATTTTTAATAACAGCCCTATACCCGAATTTGATGCAGTAGAGACATTTGATAGCTGTAGTTACAGACGTATCGATCAAGTAGTAAAACAGTTTGAGGAGTCTAGCAAGAAGAATTTAGTGATTCTATATTCAGGTGGCATTGACTCTACATTAATTGTTTGTTTACTTGTAAGTCATCCTGCTTGGAACAGAATTAAAGATCGTACTTTGCTTGCATTCAACGAAGACAGTCAGCTTGAGAATCCAGACTTCTTCTATGAAATGATTTTGCCAAACTTTGGCCACAATCTAATCTCAAGTAACCACTTCTACGAAATAGTAACCAACACAGACAATGTCTGTGTTACTGGCGAGTGTGCTGACAACTTGTTTGGTAGCTTAACTTTAAAAAGCTATATGGACTACACAAGGGACTATAAGTCTATCCATACTCCATGGGAAACTGAAAGTTTAGTTTGGTTGCTAGATAAAGTTGAAGATCACAGAGACGAACGTGAACAAATGCTATATGACTTGGTAAATGCCGCTCCTATTAACATTGACTCTAACCATGACTTTTTATGGTGGTTGAACTATGCCATGAAGTGGCAAGCTGTTAAGTATCGCATGAGTATGCACTCACCTACTGCTGAACAAGCAGAGTATATGGCCGCTAATGTAATCAACTTTTTTGACAGCGAAGACTATCAACGTTGGGCATTATATACTAAAGAAGAAAAGGTAGGCGGAAGATGGAATACTTACAAGTTACCTGCCAAGAAGTTAATTAATGAAATTTGGCCAAATGATTCCTACTTCAAGTTTAAAACTAAATGGCCTAGCTTGCCAACTATCACACGTTATAACAATGCGTGGGGTTTTTTATGGCAAGACGAAACTGGTGAGCTAACAGCTACTAAGACTTATACAGGTTAATCGGGAAGGCCGTTTTTGGCCTTCCATTCTTTTGTAAACACACCATCAAAGCGAATACTGAAAGCGGCAAATGGACTGGTTTTACTAGCATGCCAGTTTTCAGTATCAAACCAAGCTACTTGATCCGTGATAGGGTGCTCTTCTCCTGTTTCACCATCGTAAATGTAAAACTGTTTACGATCAGGGAATAAGTTAATCCAAATAAAGTTATCAGGTGTAGGAACAGGATTTAGATCGCTACGGTCTCTGTGCATTAAACAATGCTGGTCTTGATCATTAAAGAAAATAACAACACGGCCAATCTCACTGAAAATGCCTTGATCGTGAACCCATTTAATAAGAGGCTTAAAGTTTGCCGCAGCCTTAGTCCAAGTTGTTTTACTTTCTAAGTGCTTGTCGTTATAGTCTTGTGTAGTTGGCGCACGTAGATACAAGTTATAACCAATGCCCAAGTTGTCACCAATTAACTTTAAGAACATATAACCATATGAGTTAATGTCCTTTGTTAGTTCTAGTAATTCATTATGACCTAAGGCATCTACATTACGCTTAGTATAGTGCATTACATCAACAAGTTCTCTGCCAACTGGCGTTGGTAATGCACCTTTGCCATCTGGCCAATTAGGACCAATGCCTGCAACGCTAGGAAGCACGTGACCAACAGACCAACTCTGTGCAAAGCCTTTGCATGTTTCTATTTTAAGAGCATTGAGTGCATCAATATCCACATGCTTGTCAAAGCTAATCCAAGATTGGTTGTTGATAGTTTTAATCATTGTGTTAAACTTGTTGCCATTGGAAATACTGTAGCAATAACTTCAGCACAGGCTCGAGCAACTTCCTGATGTTCTTTTTGTGTGCCATTGGCACTACGCAATTCAATAAAGTGAATCCATGAACGCAATGTACCGTTCATATACAAACGACTTTCAATAAGTCCTTCTGGTAGCACAGCACGAGCTTGTTCTTTGGCTATGCCGTTGGCGATAGCCCATTCATATTCTCGTTGTGCGGCATAGATGACTCGTTGTTGAGCACGGTACCATTCATTTTGTAACAGTTGATCATCGACTTCGACGCTGTTCTGTCTGTTCTTGGGGTCTTGAAGTCTAGCTTCTCTTGTAACAAAATTGAGATCTTTCGTTGGGTCAGCATAGCGTTGAGAGAACTCTTGGAAACTGAAACTTCTGTGTCGCAAGATTTGGCGGGCAATGTCTCGAGTGGTTGTGATTTCAATACAAGCACTGACCATTTCAAGTGGACTCCAGTGTGCGTGTTTAATAAGATAGCGTATAAGCTTTTCTGATGTCTCTGTATTGAACTGGTTACTAGGATTGGACACACGGGCGCAATACGCAATAAGTTCCTGAGCGTCTGCAACTCCCAAATCCGCAAATTCTTTTGTAGGTTGGGAGTATGACAATAACTTAACATTCATTTTTATTCCTTGGTGTTATACGCTAGTATAGCATCTTTACGCTTAGACCACAAGCGTTTCACTTCCGAAGGAGGTGCAAAAGGAATCATTAAAATCATACACGGATCAAGTTCATGTGCTCGACCGCTTACACTACTACCAAAATCAAAGCTAGAAGCTTCTTGGTGATGATTGTTATGCCAACCACTGCCCCAGTGGAAGTAGCCAATCCACCAGACATTTGTACTTTGGTCTTTAGTATTAAAATTTCTATATCCGGCGGCAGGTACGTGACCAAACGTATTAACAAGGCCGTCGGCATGTAAGCTCATCAAACTACCAACAATAAAGAACCAAATTGTAAATGGTAAGCCAAATAGAAATGCGCTTATTAGTAGCGTACATAGTATAATCTTATTGTAGTTTTCGTGACAGAAAACTACTCGTCTATCTTTTAAAAGATCTACAGCATAGCGGAAACTCACCGTATCTTGCTTAACTGCAAATTGCCAAGCCATGTAACTCCATAACCATCCATTTTCAACTGGTGTATGAAAATCTTTACCAGGCTGATCGCTTACTCTGTGATGATGTCCACGATGCAATGCCGCCCACCATAAAGGACTACCTTCACCTACCATAACACCTGTCCATAAAAGGAAAGGTTCCATCCACTTATAAGGTTTCCACGACTTATGACTTAAGAAACGATGCAATGTTAAGTTATTACCGACACCATCTAGCAATATCCAACCTAGTATAGCCCACACAGGGTACCACCAAGACCAGCCAGTTGCAAATGCCCAAGCAACGGCGGCAATTGCTGTTAAATGGTAAGGAAACCATACAGCTAAAATGTATGGTATCTGGTGGGTTTTGCGATATAATTCTCGCTGTGTATCAAGCCATGCTATTATTGTCATCAGTGGTCTCTTTTTTATTTCTTATTACTTTCCCGCCGGCATTAAGCGGCTCTGTATTCTCTCTTCTCAGTATATATCTTCTTAAACTCATATCGTGCGGATGTAATACGCCGCCCATTAGTTCATGTATAAATCCGTACGAATGTCTTTCATTTTTAACAATTGAACATTCTACAAACGTATAGTAGCGTTCGCGAATTGGAGCCATAATCCTACTATAAGCCGCTTCACGTTCACTTGGGTATGTTACAAAAAACTCATTCATACCAGCTTCTTCGTGGAACTTGCATAGTTCAGCAACTATAATTCTAAACATAGGAATAAAACGAGGACCAATGCTAGGACTTAACAACCAGCTAATGCTCCAGCTAGGCATGTGTCCCCAACGTCTAACTCCTACCAATGCAACACACTCGTCTCCTTTAAACAACCCAAATGCTTTACGTACATTGTGATTGTTAAATCTTGCTGGCATTACAAATAATTTAAAGAACTTGTTAAAACGAGTTTCTCTATCAATATCGTTTGTAATTTTAAAGTCAGGATACTTGTCAGGATCACTGCCTTCGTAAATTGCCATGGCAGTTGATACCATGAGTTCTAGGTCGTGTTCATCAAGTGGTTTTAAATTATATGACATAGCGTTTCTTTTCCTGCTCTTAAATTGTTTCTTAGTTCTAGTGCCGGGACTCCGTATCCTCGTGACAACATTTCTCCAAGGTGCTCGTGTATATTGTACTGTACTTGATTCCACAAGTGCATATAATTCTCTACACCTGTAAATTTTGGCCTAGGCCTAAATTGGAATCCTGTATGTGAATAAATTTGTATCTTGCTACTTGTCCATCCAAGTTTGCCAAAGATCCTATCATTGATAAGATCATCTACTGTGGGCAAATCCAAGAAGGACAACATTGATTCAGGGCTGTATGTGTAAAAGTTGTTAAGTGCAGGGATACCTGTTATCTTATTAAATCTTCTCCACACACCATCTTGATCTTCTTTCTTCAAGAAATACCAATTGTGTGTACTCTTGCCAGTATCCCAATCAATGGATGGAATCTTTTCAAGTTCAACTTCGTCTACTGTGATCATTGGGGCGGCATACCCTTCTGCTACACGAAGCAACATCTGTTGATACAAACTGTATGCCTGGTATCGTTTAGCAACATCATAGCACTCTCCAGATTCAACAAATTTTTCTAAGTCAAAATTTATGATCTTGCACTCGAGGCCCATTCCAGCAACCATCTTTAGCATAGGACCAATGTCATGATCATTTGCTCCGCCAGGAAAGCGTACTGTTGCTAATTTTGGTTTTAGTCCTGCGGCAAGGAAAGCTCTTAATGCAATTTCACTATCAAGGCCTCCACTCATAAAAAGTGTAATGTCTGGATAGTTCTCTGTCAGTGCCCTGGCTGTTCTTACAATTTCCGTTTTAAAACTAAAAGGTTTGCGTGTGCATCCGCCTACTCGCATATGAGTAGTGTCGTATTTGTCATAACGCCAATACTGATTAGGGTCGTCGTTATAGTAATAGGTTAGATAGTTGTTTTCTGTATTAACGATATTGGACATTTTTTACTGATGTTGTAATAAAGGGCTTATCTCTTACGCCAAATTTTTTATCTAATTCTTCAATAAGTGATTCGCAACGATCTTTGTCTAATGGTTTTATTACAGCCCATTGCGGAGTGTTATGTAATCGAACCATTCTAGGCAATGCATAGCAGTCATCCCACCAATCGCTCCATACTGTGCCTAGTGTGGCACCCGAGTTAGTTGATAGTTTTAAAATGGTATCATATATCCATTTGTTATATTGATTAAAAGTAAGCAACATTCCTGACTTACCTTCGGTT